GATTTTCCACCGCTTCTTGACCATCTGGTCTTCGGAAGCAATTGCGGAAAAGTGCCCCATTATTTCATCAAGTAAGCGAAGTTTCAAATAGGCTCGCTCACGAATGTCGATGTCCATCTCATCCGAATTGGTAATAACACTCATAAGTGTTGACCGGATGGAATCGATCTCCCCGGTAAACCATTCGTCACCCAGAAGCGTTTTAGCCCGTTCTGACTTGTTCAAACTGCTGCGCTCCTGCTGGGCGTTGTCGGAATAGACATCATCTGAGGCCCGAGAAGTCCCGGCAAAGCAAATGCCTGCGGACGCGCCCCGAATCTACCCGCGCCATAGTAAGGCCCGAAGTAATCATAAGCGCCCATCACAGGCATACCGCCTATTCCCGGCAAACCGCCAATTGGCATCAGGGTGAACTCGCCTCGAGGATAAACAGGACTTCTTCCCTTGGCTATCGCGTCATAAGCAGCTTGATCGAAGGGAACTTCGTCTTCTTGATTGAGAAGCCCAGCGCCAGCCGCGCCAAGTCCAACAAGCCCCAATAACGGAAGAGTTGAAGGGGTTTCTGTGCTCGGTTGACCGGGGGGCAGTTTGACTTCTGAAACAGGAATGTCTCCCCTTGGGGTGGTTACTGTTCCTGCTGGTGTTGAGACATAGACTTGCGGTTCTTCGCGCTTAATGATCCGATCCTCAATAGGAACGGTCTGCGTAGGAGCAAGTGCTCCAACTGCGGCGGCGACTGGCGCGGTAGCCTGCGTCTGATTCGGGATATTTTGGGCCTGGACGGCAATTGTCTGCGTCGGAGCCAACAGGCCACCAGTCGCCGCAGCAACAGGGGCAGAAACTTGCGTCTCAGCCGGGGCGGTTGTCGTCTGAACCTGGACACTCTCGCTTGGAACTGGGAATGACTGAGCGCCCAGCAATCCAGTTGCAGCAGGTGCGATAGCTGGCGCGGCGGTTGATAGTAGTCCGGGCTGGCTTGTTTGGCTAGCCACAGACACTTGTTCGGCTCCGGACGGAGCAGATGGGAACTCCAATCCTCTTGCCGATCCTGGCGCAGAAACACCAAACTGCGCGTCTAGTGCGGAACTGATTACTTCATTTGCCACACCTTCTTGAGCAAGAATCTGGGCGATTTGTTCTTCAGGAACTCCCTGAGCGGCCAAATTAGCCACATCAAACGCCACATCAGGATTGACAGATGCCGTTGATGCGCCAGGGAAAAGAGTCTCAATGCCGTAAGCGGTCGCTCCAGCAAGAGCCGCAGCCTTAAGTGCAGCCTCAACATCTCCACCAGAAGTTCCGAAAGCGGTCAATCCAGAACCAGCCGCAGCCGCCGCAGGAGTCGCAAGCCCAAACCCAGCGGGGCCAAGCATCCCGCCCAAGGTTGCCCCAATGAGTGCCTGACCGAGCATCTGGCTTCCGCTAGTTTCGCCATAGGACTCGTTGAAGTAAGGCTCAACAATAGCCTCTCCGGTAGGAGAGAACAAACCAAGAGTCGCGCCAGTTGAGCGACCCTCTAAGGTTGCATCAGTTGGCGCAATGGTTTCAATTGCTCCATCCGGGAGAAAGTTATAAACAACCCCGTTCCGAGTGATCGGAAAAGCGGCATTCATTTCTCTGGCGGACGAAAGCCCCGCAAGTTCGTTGTCCGTCAGCGAACCATATAGAGCGTTGATGTCGAGTGCCATGATTTACCCCGGAATCTCTACGTTAGAGGAAATGCCTGCGCCAATCTTTGCCGCCTTGAGTTGGACTTCGGCCTCGAACTCTTGCCTCTTCAGCTCCAGTTCAGCCGCAGCCTTCTCTCGGGCTAGTTGAATCTCAGCCGCCGCCTTCTCTCGCTTGGCTTGAATATCGGCCAAAGCCTTCTGGCGGTCAATCTCTAGCTGGGCCTGAGCCTGCATCATCATCGCTTGGATGGCCGGATCGGGTTGCTGCTGCTGCGGAGGAGGGTTACTGAGAGCCTGGTCGATCTCGGGCGTGACGGGCTTGAAGAAGGTCGCCGAGTCCTTGAACCCTGCGGCTTCGATCATCCGTCCGAGAGTCTCGCGGTACTGACCAACAGTCACCAAAGGATTGGCGGGGCCAAACTGCTGAAGAATCCGCTCCTGCTTGTCCAGGATCATCGCAAGCATCGCCATCTGCTCTTGCTTGTTTCCAGTTCCAAGACCCACAGAGATGCTCACATCGTATTGATTCGACCACTCACGGGGATCCATTTGGATGTATTGACCGCGCATCCGAATGATCCGGGGCTTGTCTTGGTATTTGCACAGGAGCTGGAGGATGCCCTTGAACAGACTCTTCACCCCAGTCTCGGCGAAGTTCCGAGCGATGAGTTCCATCTTCCCTGCCGAGGCGTTCTGGAACGCAGCCACAGCGGTAGCGGTGACATTCTGGAGGACATTCGGATCAAGACCCTGCGTAGCATCCGAAACGCCCGTCCTCTTTGCTTGGACTGCATCCAGATACTCGAGCATCGGGAAGGCTTGATTCGCCACAGGCTGAACCGCCATCGGAACCACCGCATTTGGATTCTTCATCCGAATCACACCGCCAGGCGTGGGAGAGATGAGATCGTCTAGGTTGACCTGACCATCCACCGCACCGACCCGGTAGTTGTTCGTCAGATACAGGTTATCCAGCATCTGCCGGGTGATCGTGGACTTCTGTAGCTGCAAGTCCATGACCTTATCCGCCAGGGACAGGCCATAGAACTTGTGCGGGACAGGGATCGGGCAGAGGCTATGGAAAGGAATGTAGTCCGTTTCCGTTTCCTCGAGAATCTCACTTCCGGCGTACCAAACCTGGAGCAGCTCGGCCAGACCATCACCATCCCGGTCTGCGCGGATGTAGCACTCGTACACCTCCACATCCTGCATGGTCGGGTCGAGGCTTTCATCTTGGCTGGGTTGTTCACCCTCGGAGTACCGGGCCACCCGCTCAGGAGAGAAGCTCAGATCGTCGTAGGCCGGGAGGTCACGGACAACATCCTCCGGGAATCCCATCGCCACCAGGTCAGACCGAGGAATCAGTCGACGGTGAGCGACAAAGGGAGAGTCCTGGATCGTTGTGGCCTTCTTGGAGATCAAGAATTCCTCCGGAGGAATGTTCTGAATCGCCACCCGTCCGACTTGGTTCTTCTTTCTTACTTTGACGTTGTAGGAGACTTGGGTGATCTGAACACCGTCCATCCCGATTGCGGGAGTTCCGTCGATGTTTGTGATCTGGGTCACAAAAGTCTCTTGTTCGATGATCTCCCGAGTGCCGTCTTGCAGTAGAAGCGCAAGCTCCGCATCGCTCAGGTTCTGATAGGTTTCCTTGACAACATCAATGCGGTTGTCCCAGTAAGCCTTTACAACACCGACCTTCTCGAGCAGCGCATCCTTGAACCAGTCATGAAGGATAGCAAACCCAGGGTTGTCCTTGTAGAACACCCAGTTCGAGTAGTCCGTGGCTTGATTCGCGCCTTGCTCATCACCGGGGCCGACAGGCTCATAGCGGATGATGTCATCCGAGGCGGTGAAGATGCGGATCAGTTGAGGAATCGCGCCATCAATGACCTCTGCCACCTCTCCGGTGACGATCTGGCTTCGACCCTCTACCTCGTTACCGTAAGGGTAACGAAGGTAATACTCAAGTGACCGGGTTCTCTGCTCGGTTGTCTCCGTTTGGAGATACCCTATCGCTCCATCGATTTCGGCTTCGAGCAGGCTTTTCAGGCTGATTTGATTCATGCTTTTCCTCTAACGCTTTGATGCGTCGCTCTAGCTCCGCGAGTTTGGCGTTGATGTTGCCTTGAGGCGTTGCCCACATTAGACCACCCACCTTGTGTTAACGCTAATCGGCTTGCTCCAATCGCCCTGTTCGTGAATCCCGATAGCGAAGTATCGGAACGCATCGGACGAATGAGAGGCCCAGTCGTGTAGCGGTGTGTCAAAGAATACGTTTCTCTTCTCGTCAAAGTTGCGCCGATAGTTCCTGAGTGCGTCTAGACCCTGCTTCACCTTCGGCACATTAAACCAGCACTTCGGGAGAATGCGTCTGACGCTCTGGATTCCATCTGCAACTGACAAGCGCGGAGCAACCGTTATTTGTAGCCCTGCCTCTTGCAGCATTTCCTTTCTGCTGCGTCCTGTCCCCAATTCTCGCACTTCTACGTCATGAGGCAAGATGTGTTCGGCTGTATGCCACTTATTCTCTTTGAGCCAGTTCACATACCAATC